CCCAGCGTGGGCAATGTCGCAAAATCAGGACACATTGCCTCGGCACAGTATGTTGCCATACTGCGTAGGGCTACGCTAATTAAAATTGTGACCTAAAAACCTCCGGATTGCTCCGCAGGAAAAATTCAGTCACGAATCTTAAATACGGCGCAGTCCAGGAACAATAATTGTTCCCCCATTCGGCCACAGAATGGTAGAGTGATCTTTACTGCTAGCTCACTCTTTAAAAGCTACTTTTAATTAGTTAGGGGTGTCAGTCCCCATAAACACCAAATCTAATTGGGAGGAAATGTTTCAAAGTACATTCTAGGAAGTCCAGTGAAGAAATAACATTGAAAGTCTTCTCCTGCGGCAACATACACATCCATAACGGTAGAGTTTTGGCCACCATTAGAAAACCATCTAATGTCATACGACGCTTCAAATAAATTTGAAGTAGTAAGATCTTCTAATTTACCTGGGGTAAACCTGTAAGGACTATAATATGGCACCTCGTACTCTAAGATAGAGTTAACGTTAAACGTTGTTAATGCCATACCCCTAGTTCCAGGAAAAGGATGTCCTGGTATTGGTACGTTGTTGCCACTTCCAAATTGCCATTGTGTCATTATGTCAAATCGAGCCAACTTGTCATTTCCATAGCTTGGAAGGGCTTCTCTGAAAACACTATAAGCATCTGAACTCGGAAAATAAGGAGCACGTTGAACTTCAACACGATCAATTGTAGATATGAATCCTCGTGGAACTAGCTTATATCTGATAGAACCTCTGTGTCCAGAAAAAGCTGAACGAACCCAATGTAATAAAATTGTATTGACATAATTATAAGGACTTGCTAAACTAGTTAAATCAACCGCTCCACTTACGCTTCCCCTCATATAGGGAAAAGAAGGATAGCGTACGGAAATAGTAGTTGAAGATGTTTCTACCTTAGCAATTGTATTCCATAAATTATATCTTTTCAACATGGTTCGAAATGATGTAATTGCTTCTCCAAAGAACACTTTATTAAGGTCATTATGTTCTACTGGAGGCAATCCAACAATTGTAGATTCAGTTTGTTGTGGTGCGTCAAGTTCTTCAGTGTTCTGACTCTCAGGTACAATCTCTCCCATTTGCGGGTCCAATATTACTCCACTCTGCGGTTTTAAAACAAAGTGTTGAAAATAATCATCAGGAGCTGCTACCTCAAAGTCATCACCCATAGAAACGTACACATTGATCTCGATGTCATTGGTAACCGTGCTATTTGGAGTAGTCAATTCATTTACAACTATAACTCCTATAACTCCATTTCCAGTTCCTTTGCTAGTGTATCTACTTGTACTGTACATTGTAGTAACACTATCATCTCCTGGATAAGCATGATTCAAAAAGTTCCTTTCCTGTCCATTACCTATCTCAATAGTGAAGTCTTGCTCTTCGGCAATATCAACAATTTTAAGATAATTAGTATTGTACTCTGAAAAACCGAGATATGTGTTGTTTGCAATGAAATTTGGATCATAGACAAATTTAAGACGTCCCTTGTGAAAACTCGAACAGACTATCTGAAACCTAAATTTCATCGAACCCTTCCAATTTGTAAAAGGCAATGCAGCCATAGCACAAGCGGGAAAATGGTAAGATTTGGGCGGCCCAGCGTTTTCTGCCCAAGTACAAGGATCAAGTCTAGCATTCCAC